AAGATTCATAAGCATTCTCATTCCAATGTGGAAATGGAAGGTCATCCCAAATATTATAATACATAATAGGAATAGATTGCCTTATCTCATGCTCCATATCATATAACCATCCCCAGAATCTTGGATCTGTAAAGTGTAGTATAGCATCAGGTTTTTCATTAGCTATTACAGATCTTAGGATGTCTTGATTTCCATATCCATCTACTGCATAAAGAATAACAGAAGCATCTTCAACTCCGGATTCTTTAGCAAGCGCTTGGGATATATCTATTTTCTTATTGGATTCTGGGTGTTTGACTGCTCCGGCCATTTGGACCCAATCAAAATCTTTCAGACTATTCAGTACAAATGATTTGGACATTGTACCTATACCTGACGTTATTCTTATATCGTCCGATAATAGTAATATTTTCTTTTTCATTAAAACCTATTTATTTTCATTAATCATTTTTCGAAACTTAGTATCTTGGATGTATTTTTCCAATACGATATTTACTAAACTTTGGAAGGTTATATTATCCTCAATGGATAGTATCTTAAACTTCTTATGATTATTCTTGTTAACATTGACCGAAGTCAGTTTTGCATTCTTCATAACTTATTCTCCTAAACTCATATATAAGTATATATTAGAAGAGATTATTCATGACACAATAACTATTTTTTTATTTAATTTATGGGCTTCCCTTATGGTGTGTAGAGTTCCTGGTGACTTTTGACCTTCTGGTATAAAGGCGATGATATAATCTGATGCTTTTGCTAATAGCTTATTCCTATGAAAGAAGTTCTTTGGTGTATAAGGCTTACCATAAAAGGCTTCATTCATAGCAGAATATAAATTCTTATTTGTGTGTGATGGATTAAACTCCCTATAATAACATTCAAATTCCAAAGCATATTTTTTAGCCATTGCGTCTGCTCCATTTGGACAACCGCCTGAAAGTATTATTAGTCTATCTCCAAACCTCTCCTTCAGAGAATATACCATCTCCTTAACTTTCTTCTTGTTCTGCCAGTTCTGGCTTCCAACTATTCCTACCTTTACTGGACTTTGCGATCTTTCTTGGGACATGTTTCCTCATCTTTTATAAATGGACACCAACGACAGTTACAATTCTTTTCACCAGTAATAGCAGGATATTCGGCATCGACTTTATAGGTGCCATCCATATTAAATGCAGTATCTATAAAGCCAGATAGTTTTTTAGACATCTTATTTAAGGATGGTTTACCATTTGCTGGCTCATAGACCTGGAATCGTTTCAGAGGGAAATCCATATTCTCATATAGCTTTCTTTTGACTATCAGATATTCTACCTTGATATCAGACTCATCTACGTCATACTGCTTAGCAAAATATCGTTTGTAAAGTCTGAGCTGGTCTCCATTCTTTTTCTTTTCAGCTTTCGACCATCCCCAAGTAGAGGTTTTCAAATCAAGAATTTTAATTTTATCGCCTTCTTTGAGAACCACATCTAAGAATCCAAATATCATTATGTTGGGATTGGTTTCTGATTCAATGAATATTGGCATTTCTATTCCAAGAAGTTCTGTATTTTTCTTGGAGAAGTATTTGCCTCTATGCTTAACCAGATAGTCTAATATATCCACACCTTGATAATAAATGTCTTGAAGTGCGTCTGCAGTACTGAAGTGTTCACCCTTGGCTTTTTCAACTTCTTTTTTATAGAGATCGAACATGGTTTGCTTTAACATTTGAGCCAAAGGCAGAGCTTCAGCTTTTTTAGCAGTTTCACCATACATAACTTCTAGGAATTCTTGGATCACCTCATGTATAGCTGTTCCGAAAACATTGAAAATGGTGGGGTCCCACTTTCCAAGCTTTTTGATGTACTGGAGTTCCCAATGCTTTGGGCATTGAGAGTACATATTCAATTGACTATAGGAAAGGGTCTTCTTACCCATCTTCTTAGCCTTGACATAATATTCAGTCCATTTTTCCATATCTATAAAAAATTATTTGGAGGTTTGCTTCTCTGTGTGTTCGATCAAGCGATCTAGATACTGTTTGGCTTTGTATAGGTCTTCGAGGCCATTCTTATGTCGCCATCTAGTGACGTACTTAAGAACGTTACCCTCAAAGAAATCCATACTATGGGAGTACGCATAATCCCACATTTCAATACCATCAGTATAATGGCTTGGATGTTTTATTCTATCATCATCCATCGCTAGGATCTTTCGGGAGAAATACCTTGTTGATGTGTCCGCAACTGTCACACTTATATGTTGGTAAAGGAATCATTGACTCCTGTCCATTTGGTGACAATATAGCTGATATCTTCTTGAATAGAAATACCGGTGTGAAGACTTGGTGACCACATTCAGTACACGTTACGTCTGTTAGGTCTTCTGGTTTAATGGCCACCTGCTGTTGCTGAGGTTGACCCATGTTGATTTGTTTTCCCATAATCTTATCCTTGCATCATGCCTGGCATTTGAGGCATCTGCTCTTTATTTTCTTTGTTCTTTGTAACAATACATTCTGTAGTTAACATAGTCCCAGCTACTGATGCAGCTTTTTCTAAAGCGATTCGAGTAACCTTTGTTGGATCTATAATACCAGCACTAATCATATTAACTACTTTTTCATTCCTTGCATCATAACCCCAAATTAGGTCATCAGGAGATTCTGAATATTCCTCTATCATTTTTCTATGTATATCAGACCAGATCACCTCTGCGTTGAGTCCTGCGTTTTCCATTATAGCATTGAATGGCGCTTTACATGCATCATGAATAATATCTACACCTATCTCCTGGTCACGGTTTTCAGTGTCGACTGACAGATCTAAAAGCTCTTGGTTATTGACAGCCCATCTTAGTGCAGAACCACCTCCAGGAACGATTCCTTCATCAATTGCTGCACGAGTAGCATTCAGTGCATCTTCTACACGATCTTTCTTCTCTTTCAATTCAAGTTCAGATTCTGCTCCAATTCTCATTACAGCTACACCCCCAGCTAATCTGGACATGCGGTCTTGATATTGTTCAGTTTCATAATGAGAATCCGAATTGTCTATCATTGTTTTGATCTCCTCTACACGTTCTAGAATCTCATCTGCATCTCCTGCTCCATCTATTATAGTTGTAAACTTATTAGTAATAGTAACAGATCTTGCTGTTCCAAACCAATCAGCATCAAAATTCTGAAGTTTCATTCCCTTCTTTGGAGACATAACTTTAGCTCCGGTAAGAGTTGCAATATCTTCAAGATTTTGTTCTCGCTTATCACCATACCCAAATGCTTTTACCGCAGCGACTTTCAAAGTTCCTCTAGCATGATTTACAATTAAACCAGCTAATGCTTCGCCATCTATATCTTCAGCTATCAATAATAAAGCCCGATCTTGTGCTATACAATGTTCAAGTACTTTTACCATTTCTTTTAAGTCTCTAAGCTTTTTGTTGACTGGGAGAATTAATGGATCTTCAAGCTGAACTTGCATATTCTTTTGGTCGTTGATAAAATAAGGGGAGAGATAACCAGATTGGAATTGCATACCTTCTACAGTCTCTAATGAATCTTCGGCAGTATTTGATTCCTCTACCGTGATTACACCTTCGACACCTACTTTATCCATAGCAGCAGATATAAGATTTCCAATGCTTGAATCGTTGTTTGCTGAAATAGTAGCTACTTGGGCTATCGCTTCACTTCCTTTTATAGGGCTTGAAAGATCTTCAAGTTCCGAAACAATCACCTTAACTGCCTTGTCCATTCCTCTTTTTACTTCGACGGGATTTGATCCAGCTTCAACTCGTTTGAATCCTGCATTAAGAATAGCTTGAGCGAGTACTGTAGCTGTAGTCGTTCCATCTCCAGCAGCATCATTTACTTTGCTGGCAACTTCTTTAACCATCTGAGCTCCTGCATTTTCAACAGGATCTTCCAATTCTACTTCCTTAGCTACAGACACACCATCTTTGGTTGAATGATATTCTCCATATGCTTTTTCCAAAACAACATTACGACCTTTTGGTCCTAGGGTTGCCTTCACAGCATCTCCTAAAATATTCACACCTCTTAAGAGGCCTTCACGGGCTTCCGTGTTAAAATTTAATTTCTTAGACATTTATATCTCTTTACACTATAGTTAATAATTCTGGTTCTCTTATGACTAGGTATTCCTCACCTTCATGGTCAAACTTCTTTGCCCCGTGCTTTGGGTATATTACGTGGTCTCCCACTGATGTTTGCATATCTCCTCGGTCTCCATTCATTAGATGGAAGCCAGGACCTACTGCGATTATTTCCCCGACCATAGTTGCCTCTTGGGCTGTGTCAGGGATTATTACTCCGCCCGTTGTGATGTCTTGTGCATCTACGGGCTTTAAAACTACCTTATCGGAAATTGGTTTCATATATTACTCTCTTTTTTAATTTAATATTAATAACTATGCTGGTTGAGATACTCGCTTTACATAGCCTTTATATGCATCAAGCATACTTTGGACTTCTGGTATTAGCGCGAACTCTTCAAGCTGTTCATAGATTTGTTTTTTGAAATAGACATCATAGTCGATACTAAAGATATCCGGACGACCATCAATAAACTTAAGGTCACCTTCATTCAAACATATTGCTTTTTGGCGGTCATTCTTTTTAAGATCTTCTTCGCAATTAGACTTGATATAAAATAGGTAAGGATTATCCTTATTGGTAATTTCAGTACCTAATTTATTATTTGCCCATTTAGATGCTTTTACATGTTGGGGCATCGTTTTTGTATACTCTGAGAATGGCTTTCCAAATGCTTTGGAGATTCCTAAATCAGAATATGGAATAGTTTCTATTTCAGATCTTATCTGTAGTAGCCAATTCAAATCTAGTTCATTTCGAACAGCTTTTTCAGCCATTTCATTTAGCTTATCCTTTAGAAACTCTGGTGTGTCCTTCCGAATTATATTTAACCCGCGAATGACTTTTTTATTATTATCCCGAATAATTCCATAATACCGTTTCTTTACAGAACCAAAGTAGATATATTCCAA